GGTTGGACTTTGGAGATCCTTCATCCAGTAAGCTACTCAAGAGATTCTTAGCTGTCATTAGTGGTGGCAAGAACATGGATGTAACCATGAACTGGTACAGGGACTATGGAGTAGAGGCTACTAGTGCTAACTTCACATTGACACCAACCACATCAGGTACAGCATATTATTGGGGGAAGGCCGGAAGTCTTTATGGAGCAGCTAAATATTCTCCTAACTTTCAGCCTAGTGAGTACAAACTTCCTTTGAGTAAGTCAGCTAAGGTTCTAAGACTTGAGATGAAGGGAACTATGAAGGGCTTTAAGGCAGCATTACAGAATATGACAATTTGGGCTAAGAGAGGCAAGATACGATGAGCAACTATAACTTACAAGTAAGCTGGAGTGGTAAAGATGCCCTCAGTGACAGTGACCCAGATAAGGTAATTTCTGGTGATGATTTCCATACTGAGTTCACAGCAGTAAAGACAGCAGTTAATTCCAAAGCTGATCTGAATGGTGATGCTGGTGAGGTTTTTAGTGCTACTACAGCTACTGCTGGTACTAATACTACCCAAGTAGCTACTACTGCTTATGTACAAACTGAGCTAGGTGACTATGCTCCTTTGGCTTCTCCTACGTTGACAGGTACGCCAACTGCTCCAACGGCTGCTGTAGATACAAACACTACTCAGCTTGCTACAACTGCGTTTACCAAAGCTCAGATTGCAGATACCTTTAGCTACAGTGGAGGCGTGTTGACTATCACGACTACATAATATGCCAGCAGGAAACACTATAAATTATAATGGGACTGTCATTACACCTGATGCAGTTACCTTTGATGGTCAAGATGTTAGTGAGATCATCTTGGACGGTACTTCTGTATGGTTGAAGTGTTATACGGCAGGTACAGCTAACACGTTACACAACAATAGTAGTCTTGCCGATGTAACTAATGAGGTCAATACTCAGCTTGACAGCTACACTGTAACTAGGTGCGGTACATACCTTGTAGATTACTACTACACTGCCATCTGGAAGGGTGTTAGGACAGACATTAGAGTTAATGGAGTCACGGTCTACGAACACAATCACATTGATGGTGATGTGACACAGAAGACTACTGATGGTACGTTCACTACTGCATCATTAAGCGAAGGTGATGTGATTAGTATATGGCAAGAGCCTTTCCATCCTTGGTCTTATTCAGGCTCCGGTAACTGGCAAATTAAGGTAAGTTAATGACCCCTGAATCCGCAAAAGATTATCTTGAAAGGTCTGGTGATTCTCAGATCTACAATGATAACCTCATAGAGAACAAGCATGGATTCATGTCCTATAGGGTACATGAGGGAAACTTAGTTCTTTTGAATGTATATGGTGATGGTGAATATTGGGATACATTCTCAATTGAGTTAGCTAAAGCTTTAGGTACTCCTAAGATTATTATAGGTACTCATAGGAATCCTAAAGCATTTGAGAGAAAATTTAGTTATTCTTTAACGGGTTATATTTTAGAGAAAGAGGTAGAACAAAATGAGTAGTATAGCAGGTGGTTTGTTTGGAGGTGATTCGCCTCAACAGGTAGGGCCTTCGGTATCAGACATAGAAGCAGCTTCACAGCCTTATGGTATTACTACACCTACAGGTTCAGTAGCTTGGGATTATGATGCTAAGACAGGAACAGCATCCCTTACGCCTGAGATGGAAGCTATTGCTTCTAGACTCTTAGGTAGGGCAGGTACTCAGGCAGAGGCTATAGGGGCTTATGATCCTTATGGAGCTTCTCAACAGTTTTATAAACAATACGTAGCACCTGATCTATTACAAGAACAGGAACAGGAACGTCTATCTTTTGAGAATCGTTTACTGGCTCAAGGAATGCTCGATGCTACTGGAGGAGCTACTAGAATGGGAGAGATGTTAAAGGCTCAAGCTGCTTCTCGTAGAGGTGCTAGAGCAGAAAGCTACTCTCAAGCACAGCAATGGTTGGACGCTATGCGTCAAAGAGAGATTCAAGATATTGCTACTGCTGGTACTCTTTATGAAGCACCAGTATCTCTTGCAGCTATTGGCGCTGGAGTAGGTCAAGGGCTTGGTGGTATCTTAGCTTCCTATAGACCTTCTTATGAACCTGAGTCTAGTGGCGGTATCCTTGGCTCTGCTATTGGTATGTTTGCTGGAGGCTATGGGGCAGAGATGGGTAAAAGTATGTTTACTTCAAAAGCACTAGCACCAGCAGCAGCTTCTGATATGGCTCTTAAAGAAAACATTAGACATGAAGATGTTGTTAATGGTATAAATATCTATTCATGGGATTGGAATGAGAAAGCTAAAGAGATTGGTGTAGATAGCCAACCAACAGTAGGTGTTCTTGCTCAAGAGGTTAAACAGACTCATCCTGATGCGGTTAATGTAGGAGATCACGGTTATTATACTATTGATTACTCTAAATTAGGAGTACACTAATGGCTGGTTTATTTACAAAAGAAGACTCAAGTAGTCTCAAGTATGACCCTGTTAGAAATATCTATATGTCTTACATGAAGACAGGAGATCCTAAACAACAGATAGGTGCTGCCTTAGGCATGATGTTAGGTAAAGCTTTAGGTGTTGAAGCTTTCCAACCTAATGTTTCTAAAAGAGACTATGAGAAAGCTTGGGCTGCTTCTGATCTTCAACAATATGGGATGCCAACTAACGCACAAGAAATGCAAGCTCATGCGATGAGAGGGATGGAAGCAGGTTTGACAGACTATGCTGGTAATGTCCTTGAGAAAGCTATGGAAGAAAGCTTGGAAGCACCTAAGTATGTTCAGATGACTAAAGGCACTAGAGAATCTATTGAAGGTTTGCTTGAGAATGTCTACGGTAGTGGTTGGTTCGATGACTATGAAGACCTAGATATTTCTAAAGAAGAAGCTATTGAAAAAGTATGGCAGTGGAGACAGGAAGGTTTACCTATTGTGGAAGCAGTAGGTAAGCTAGATCAAGCTAAGGCAGCTTATCAAGGTCAGCAAGGCACTCAAGCTCCTCCAGTAAATCCTCAGATGTTTAACATTAATCCTAATTAATCTATGTACGATTACAAACAACATCCTAAGTTTCAAGAACAGATGAATGCTGCTGCATTGGGGTTTGAATCTGCTGTTACTCCCGAAGAACAACAGCAGGTATACAATCAATGGGAAGCTAATAAGCAGTCTTTTAAGTTCTACTCTCAAGACTATAACAATAGGTTTAAAGGTCAGGGTGATGCATATAAAGGTGAGTTTGATTACAACTCTGTAATGTTTAACTTACCTCTCATGGATTCTCTAAAGAGAACCTATGGAGAACAACTGACTGATGAAGAGTTAGTAGGTGCTTGGGTTAAAGAACAGCGTTGGTTGAACACTAATCTTGTTAAGCTTGGTGCGAATGCTGCTACTTTAAATAACTTAGATGCTCAACAGAAGGAAGACTTCTCTATTCAGTATCAGACCTATGAACAGATGGGGGATGTTGATGATGGGGTCTTACAGAAGATTGCTGACTTTGCTCCTGCTGTTTTAGCTGATCCCTCTAACTATGCTAGTGTAGCTACTTTAGGGTTGTTTGCAGGCGCTAAAGTAGTTGGTCAAGTAGCTGCTAAAGAAGCTATTAAGAACTTCATTATTAAACCTTCAATCAAACGTGGTGCTCTCATAGGTGCTGCTGATGGTATGGTCTATGCCACTGCTCATGATGCTTTTAAGCAGTCTATTGAGCGTGATCTAGCTATCCAAGATGATTGGGATTGGGGAGATACAGCTAACTCAGCTATCCTTGGTACTGCTCTTGGTGGTACTCTTGGTGGTGTTTTGACCTTTGCTGCTGATCGTTTAGTACCTAAGATTCAGAACCTTAAGTCTCAAGGTTTAACTAATGAAGGAGTAGTTAAGCTTCTTGAAGAGGCTAGTGGAGATGAAGCTACAGCTACTAAGTTCCTACAAGACATAGGTTTCAAAGCTGATGAAGCAGAAGCTATGATAGCTAATGTTAAGGTACATCAGAAAGAGATAGGTGAGTATCAAGCAAGTGAAGCTAATAGACGTAATAGTTTCCAAGAGTTCTATGATAAGTTTGGTACTTCTGGTCGTACTATTATGGAGCGTATGGGCTACAAGAAACTAGCTGATGAGATGGATGATGCTATTGTAGCTAAAGAACGTAGGATGGGTGAGCTAGATATTCAGCTTAATAAAACTAGAGATGAGATTGATCTAGAAGATGCTGGTCTAGCTAAACGCTATAGAGATAACAAACCTCTGACAGAAGCAGAAGGTCAGATGTTTAATGACATTAGATCTTTCCAACAAAAGAATCTTAAGGATGCTCACAAGGCTGGTATTGTTGACGACAAGACCTTTGGTAAACTTAAAGCTAATACTTCTTACTTACCGCGTGTATGGAATACTAAGATCCTAACTACTAAGGAAGGGTCTACAATGTTGGCTAACGACTTACGAGAGTTGACTAAAGACCTACCTGAGTCAGAAGCTAAAGTTAGAGCAGAGCAGATTATCAATTCCTTAACAGGAGAAAAGTACACAGGAGCAGTAGATGATCCTGAGCTAGCTTTCTTTATTCGTAGAGCAGCTAAAGTTAGAGAGCAGGAAGTAACTAGAAGCACTCACTTGGAACATACTCGTAAGATCAGAGGTATTCCTGAGGCTACTCTAGATAAATATATGTTACCTTTTGAGGCTAGAGTTAAACTAGCTAATAATGATATTGCACAACGTATTGCTTTTGCTGAGAGGTTTGGTAAAAATGATGATAAGGTTGTCAACTTAGTTAATGATCTTAAGGCTGCTCGTAAGGGCGAAGAAGCTGACGCAGTAAGTGAGTACTACGGTATTACTGCTGGTATTCCTTTTGACGACAACAGGCAGTTTGGTTCTAAAGTCTTGAGAGTTCGTAGAGATAATCCTAAGATGGTAGACTTTGTTAATAAAGTTAATGGTGTACAGACTTGGAAGATGTATATGTCTGCTATCCCTAACTTACCTCAGGCTATTATCAATGGTATCACTACAGTCACAGGAAATACTAATCTAGCTAAAGGATTGGCCTTAGGTTTCAAAGCTCCTATTAAGGCTATCATGAAAGACCCTAAGTACATGGAAGCTTTGGCTAAGTCTGGTGTGTTGTCTGAACTAGATATGCACAAGTTCTTGAGTGAAGGTTTGGTCAACACTAGAGTTATTGATAAGGACTTCAAAGGGCCATTAGGTATTCTTAATGAACCCACTAGATTCCTTAGAGCTGTAGGATTCTTTGGTGTTGAAACCATGAACCGTAAGTTTGCTAGTGTCATGGGTATGATGGAAGCAGAAGCCATGCATAACTCATACAAAGGTTTGTCAGGGAAAGCTAAGTTATCCAAACGTGACATTAGTAAACTTAATAGGTACGAGAAAGAACTAAGAAGACTTAGAATTGATCCTAAGAAAGATACATTAGACTCTGAGGATCTAGCTAGGGCTGGTAATTATTTCAATAATACTGTCAACTTTAGTAACAAACACCATGATATGCCCTCGACTTGGCAGCATCCTTATGGTAAAGTGATCTTTAAGTTTAAGTCTTTCATGTTCCACCATGGTAAGTTTGTTAAAGATAAAGTACTTAAACCTATCAAAGAACGTGGGGACATTGGCCCTATGATTGCTTATGTGGGTATTGCGTCACCAGTAGGTGCTGCTTTGCTACAACTTAGAGAGACAATGACAGGCAAAGAGTTCCAGAAGGAAGCAGAAACATTTGACTACTACCTAAGAGGTGTGGGTTTTGCTGGTGGTGCAGGTCTATGGCTTGACTTCTTAAGTATGATGAGCAAAGAACGTCAATCCACTCCTTATGTTGCAGGTCAGTTTGTAGGCCCAGCTATGGGAGATGTTGCTAGAGTAGTAGGTACTCCTCTGTCGGATAAGGAAGCAGAAGAGAAAGTAGTTAAGATTCTAGAGACAGCTTTCCCCTTCATTAAACCAGCCACAGGTCATATTAAATATTAATCAGGAGATATAATGTTATGAGTTTCACAAGTTTTCTAAATGAGTATTTCACTCCAGATGAGGGAAGAGAGTGGGCCTATCGTAGTGAGAAACCTCATCCTTTTGTAGACATTCCCAACCTTACTCAGCCAGAGTATTATATTAGAGATATACCAGTAGAGGAAGCAATTGTAACTCCTCCACCAGTAGTAACTCCAGTACCTTCTCCTGCTGTTGATCCTAACACTGGACTACCTGCTCTTGCTGTTGCTGTTCCTGCGGTCACTGCTGCTGGACTCTTTGGTAAACACATGATCGACATGGCTAGTGCTAAAGATCCTATTGTCAGACAGAGAGGGTTTACTTTACAAGGTGGGCCTACTGTCACAAGCCCTTCTCGGCCTGCACCTACACCCAAAGTTCCTGTAGCTGCTGCTACTCCTAGACTTCCTGCTCCTGTAGTGCCTAGACTTCCTGCTCCTGTAGTGCCTAGACTTCCTGCTCCTGTGTCTCCTTTAGTTGGAGAAGTGATGCCTAGAGGTACAGGAATGATGGCAAGAGGCACACCTTTAGGGCCTAATAGAGTGGTTGAAGGGCAGGCTACAAGGGTAAGACCTCAAGCTTTACGTGCTCCTATGGTTCCAGTTGAAACTCCTCCTACTCCTAGACTCATTCAACTACCTGAACCTACTCCAGCAGGTAAACCTAAAGTTGTAGGCGGTGGTAAAACAGGTACTCATTTTAAGAATGTCCAACCTTTCACTACTAAGAAACTAGAGAACCTAACCACTGGACAGCTAGGTGAGTTCAGTAAATCTGTTCAGGAAATGAGTAGAATGTACGAACAAGGAGAGATTACTAAAAAGACTTTCTCTAGGTTTGTAGAACGTCTAAACAAAGTAGCTAAAAACATTCCTAAACTCAAAGGTGTTGTTATAGGCGCTGGTGCTTTGCTTTCAGGTGAAGCTAGTGCAGATACTTTCACTGAGGGAGTTCTTGAGTTCTTCGACCCTGTTGGTGCTATGACTAAGGTAGGTCAAGGTAGTACCTTAAGTGAACAAGAGACAGGTACTTATACACCTACTGGTAAGGAATGGTGGATGCAGTAGTAGTCAACTCTTGACCAATAAAAAAGCCCCAAGGGAAACCAAGGGGCTTTTCTTTTGTCTACTCTAATGTTATAACTTAGTAATAACCAAAGCCTCCATTAGTACCATCTAGCTGCACAGTATCTCCAACATTACTATTCAGCTCAGAGTCCATGAAACCTTTACCACTGGCTTCTACAGACATCTTGAAGCTACCCTCTGCCTTACTATCAGAAGTCCCATAGAGAGCGCCTGAGGCTGTCTTATTAGCATTATGGTCATAGATAGTATCTTTATACTCTCCACCCCAGAAAGCAGAGGCAGACAAAGGAAGTACAAAAGCGGTTACAGTAACAATATTCTTCATGTTTAGATTCTCCTATATAAGTAATTAAGAATATAGTTATAGTATACCATAGTTTCTACTCTTTGTCAAGAACTAATGTAGCTTCTTCATTAATTACAAAAGAACAACCTCTCAAGAAGTAAGTCATCTTATCAAGGATAGTGGGTAGATACTCTTCTGAAAATGTGTGTTCAACTCTATTCTCAATTTGTCCTGTCTTTTCATTAATAGTTGTTTGTGTTAATGTATATACGTCTTTAATCATTCCATACGCTCCATAAATTTATAGGTGGGAATACAATATCAGGCCACTCAAAGAAATCGACTGGTGTAAGTCACCACGTTACCTAGTATCGGATATTTCTTACCATTATTGTCCGTATAATAGGCAGTCTTGTCTGGTTTAACATAGACTCCAACTACCTTAGTCTCCCCCTCGTTGACAATATCTCCATTGTCCATTACTACACCTCTTACTTGAATCTCTCTTCTCATCTTCTAGTCCTTAGTTTTAATAACAATCTCAGCCTTCTCACAGAAACGTACAATTGATGCTAGTTTCAAAACAGCCTGTAATAGTTCCTCTTGTTTTACTTCAACATCCTTGTTCTCAATATTTACATCGACACTAGTCATGTAGTCATGACTACTAAGTTTAATTTCTTGGATCATCGGTTGTCTCCTGATCCACCTATCTTACCTCTACTTTGTCTACTCATCAACTTGTCCCTGTTATGTGCCAAGATGTCACTCATCTTTATGTCCATGTCTGCTGCAATCCTTGAGGCCATCCACATCACATCACCCAGTTCCTTACTTAGTTCAGCACGTAGGGCATTGGTTGATGTGTGATCTCTAACATACTTGGCATACTTACCTGCTACTTCCCCTGCTTCCTCAGCTAGTCCAAGGATAGGATACAAAGGATCATCGTAGATTGCTGTTGTCTCTGTCCACTCTTGGTAATAATCAATGTCTTTCATCTTAGTCTACATCCTTCTTTACACATAGTCTCTGGGTTGTAGGGGCACTTGGTACAGTCGCCTACTATAATACTGGTATATCTGTCGTTATTCATAGGTATATACTATTATGCTAGCCTCGTCATATTGTGAATATATTGGCAACTTAAGTGTACATTTGTAACATAACTTGTCATTATATATACAGCCCTAGCCTTCATCAGTCAAGTCCACAATCTCACAACTATTACCAGTACAAGCCATAGTCTTAGATCCCTTGGTCTGGTCTGACAGTTCATACTCAGTAATCAAACTCCAGTCAATTTCCTTTGGCATACTCTTTATTGCCTTACGATACTGGTCTGCACTAATGTCTTCATAAGGTGCCTGTGCATAGGTATGTTCACTGAAAGGTAGGAAACTGACACCACTCACCTTGTCAAAGTTCTCATAGACCCAAGCACCTACTTTCATCCACTCATGTTCCTTGACGCTAACTGTGACACTAGGCTTATGCTCAGTGTAGTAGGTCTGGTAGGTTAGCCACAAATCTAGTTGCTCGATGGCTGTCAATGAGTCACGATACAATGCTCCCTTTGGTGCTTTCATCGGGAAAGTAAAGACCTTAACGCTGTCAGGCTTTGTCTGGTCTGGTTCACTAGGAATGCCTTGATCCTCCATAAGTTGCGCCAAGGGGTCTTTAGCATCTGCACGAACTCTACGAAAATAATAAGGATTGTGCCGAGCATGAATCCCACTAGCACTATCGACAAGTTGACTAACAGTGCCACTGGGTTTAATAGCAGTAGTAGCAGTTGCTTGATTGATTCCAAGTTTCTTACTCCATGTCTTGTTTGTATCTACACTAATCTTCCGTAACTCTCTCAAGAATTCTGAGAGTACCATTCCAGTGTCCATAGTACCACTTGTTTTGTAACGCTTCACGGAACCATTCATGAAGCTGTGATCCATGATACCTGTAAGTGAGACACCAAGTAGTGCCTCTTCCGCAGTATTGTCCACCCATTTCTTACGCAGTCCCTTGATGTTGGTGAGTGATGCTTGGAAAGTCCCAAGGATTGTAGCTAGTCTTACCTTCTCACGAATATCATCCAAGGTATCTTCTGCTCTGATGACGACTTCGGATAGGTTACAGAACTGTCCATCACGCAGAATGATCTCACTGCAAGGGTTACACCCAAACTCATGACTAGCGTCACGGCGACCCAGACTTTCCACTTGCTTCTTGGCTGCCTCCCGATTGAAGATTCCTCGCTCACCACTCTTTGACTCATACAATGAACTCCATTCCTGCATGAAGATACCAGTGTCAGGCTTCTCTGTGTAGCATACACTGTTGTTAGCCAATGCCATCTCAGGTGTCTCTACCCACCATTGGCCTGACTTGGCGTGTCTCATGCGGTCATCACTAAGGTTACTGAGACTAATAAGGGCAGACCGCCTAACGCCGCCAACGACAACAATCTCAGCAATCTTACACATGATCCGGTGTGCTTGGTAGCTGTTGAGTTTACTACCCATAGCTTCCTTAAAGACGCTAACAGTAAAGGTAAATAGATCGATAAGAGGCTCAGGCCCACTAGCACGTCCACCGAAAGTATTAAGTCTAGCACCTTTCTCCCTCACTTTACTCATGTCCCACCGTGGAACATCTCCAGCATACAAAGCGCCTACCAGCTTACGATACGCTTTCTGCCAACCCTCTTTGCTATCAGTGACTACAATTGTGGCATCTACTTCCTCCAGTTCACTGGGGATCTCTGGAAGTTTACTGATAAACTGACGCTCAACACTGAAACCTACACCAGTGCCATGCATCAAGATGTAGAGTGCTTCGTCAAATGCCTTGGGATGATCGACACTCAGGTATGCGCAGTTATACCCTGCAATGTTATTACCTTCAAGTGCTGGGCCTGCTGTCATCAAGGCTCTCATACTAGGCATGGTCTTCAACTTAAGGACAGCATCCTCTAGTTCTTCTCTAGTCTTCTTATCTAGTTTGTACTTTGTATTTTCTGCAAGATGCTCAGTGAAGAAATCAAAGTAACGAGCTACTGTCTCAGTCCAAGTCTCTCTACGTTTCTTCTCAGGGAGCCAACGTGCATAGCGGCTCAGTGCAATAAAGTTTTGGTAATCAGTGGGTAGGGTTGTTGTCATTCCTTAACTCCAAATGTATTCTACAATCTTCTCTAGTTTCTTTAGCATCTTAGAGACTTCATAAGCATTACTTAAGTCAGTGCTCCAATCATCCAACATTACATTATAATGAATCTCTCCATTGACTGTGTGGATAAAGAGACTAACACTAAGTCTTGACTTGGCATCAAGCTCATTAGTCTTCTCCAGTAATTCTTCTATAGTCTTTGCCATGTTTCTCTTTCCTAGTGTACTTTTTGTGGTCAGGTACTATCCTTTGTCTGAACATGGGATCTTCTCTAGTCAGTCGGTGCTGAGAATTCCTCTTGTTCTTCCTCACAGAATTCCTGCATTTCATTTAAGTGCTCCAATAATTTATCTTCAAATCTTTCTATCAGTTCTTCTTCATCAATGTCTAGTATATCACAGAGCAAACAAACGTCACAGTACAGGGCTAACTTCTCTTTAAGTTCTTCAAGTAGCATTGCCATATTCATTCACCAGTTTATTAATATACCATTGTGCTTTCTTTAGGTCTTCAAGACCATTCTTATGTTTGTATCTACTTACATATTTTACCACATTACCCTCCATGTAGTCAAGCTTTTGATCCAAGATAAAGTCAATTACTTCGATGTTGCCTTGAGTGTAATGAGAGGGGTGGTTGACTACATCATTATAGGGAATGTCAGCAGGTTCAAACATATCTAGTCCATCACAGTTACTACATCTACGAGGATCTTTGTTGTTGTAATAGGTACAGTCTTCACAATCACAATCCTCTTTGTTCGATGAGTCCATTAATGATCTCCTTTGTTTCTTCTGTGGGCTTATAGAACTTATCACAGTGTCCGTTCAAACACTTCTCATCTGTCAAATACCAAGACTCAAACAAGATAAAGAAGTTCTCAAGATAGTAGAGTAGTCCTTTGGTTCTACAATTGTAGATGATGTGCCATTCATATCTATTAGGGTCTTTACTTACCAGCTTCTTAAACTCTTTGTTCCTACTAGATGTGATGTAGTCTTCCCAATCACTCTCCTTGTAGTTCTCATTGAAGTGTTGAGAATCTAAGGAGGTGTTAGGAGTCTTATGTTTCCTAGTAGCTTTAGGTCTTAAAGACCAGTATTGTTTCTTTCCTAAGTAGTAATTACCTGTCTCTGGATCAACTACCTTGTAGACAAAACCAAAGTTCTTCATCGGGTCAGGCTTAAGACCAATCCATTTACTTATTTTCTTCTTGCCTCTCTTCCCTTTGTTCATGTAATTATAACCAGCAATACCTCTCTTTGGATACCTGATGCTCTTCTTAATGCACCTGTTTCTGCTGCTTACCTTGTTCATCAACTAAGACTTCCTCAAGCATATCATCAGAGTCCTCACTAAAGAAATCAGTCTCTTTCAAGAAAGGTTCCTTGAGTCCTTTGAGCATCATACCTAGTACTTCTATAAGCTCCTCAGGACTCTCACCAAGGGCATAGGTAGGGTTGATACTAAAGCTATCAATGGTTCCATCGTCGTCATAGAACACCTCCCTGATACTCATTAGTCCTTCCCTATCTACCACCCCTCTGTAGTTCCAATGTGTCATGCTACTTTCTTCTTAATAGCTGTTGCTTTCTGAGTAGCAGCAGCTTTCTTAGTACGTGTCAGTGCTGCTGTCATAGCACCTACCGAAGAAACAAACACACTACCTTGTAGTTCCCACCCATCGTTGAGCATATTAGTAACTGTCTCTTCAAAACGATCTGGCTTTGGTGTGGTAATAACTTTAAATTCAACCATTATTTAAACTCCTTAATCTCATTAACTTTAGGTTCATTCACAACTTTACTCAAGAATCTAGGGCCAGTGCTGTAGTTAAAGACTCGTAACTTAGGGAAGCAATGCTTCTTGAATTGACAATAACTACAACCAATTGCCAGCTTCATGTTCCCAGACTTACCATCAGGTACAGGAGGGTAACAGATCTCAGGTGGTTGGTCTTCATTAACCATCTCTTTGATATGTGCAATCCTGTCACTGATGTCTTCTTTTAGCCACTCATACACTGGTGCCTGTTCATCATCAAGATCATACTTCAAGAAAGTAAGGTGGCCATTCTGTTTATCCATCGCCAACCAACCAATCTCTCTAGTATTCTCTGCTTTAGCATAACCCTTTAGCTGATCGATGTAACCAAAGGGATCATCCATTGCTAGACTACCATCCTTGAACTTCTTGAATCCATAACTGGAAGCTGACTTTACATCAGTCAAGACTCCATCAATCTTACAGTCCATAGATCCTTGGATACCGTCTACCTCTGCTTTCTTCTGTTCATCTGTTACTGTGTGACCAGACATACGAACCAAGAACAACAACATCTCTTCAATAATATGACCATACAAAAACTTAATCAAGGTGTGTGGTTGAATCTTCTCACCTCTATAACCTTTGAAGTGATGCCAGAGATAACGATCAGTCTTACCAATGTTACTCATGCGTAGCTTACGAGCATCAAAGGAATGAGGAAGGAACTCATGTTTCATGATAGCCTTCATAGCTTCACCAAACTTCTCAATCTCTCCTTCTACGTCTACATCTACTGGTGCTCTCTTAGATTTCACAAGGGCATAGATGTCATCTACTAATGTGCTAGTGTGTTTCACTCCAGTTATCTCCTACTTTGTATTCACCATCAAGAGGGCAGTTCATGTTTAAGTTTATTCCAGCAGCTTTGATTGCTTCAACAGCCAACCATCCAAACTTATCTACCTGATCTTCCCTAACCTCAGCCTGAAACTCGTCGTGAATATTGCCTACGAATTTATAGTCTATATTATTAATTGTAGCATACTCATCCAAGATTGTCAAGGCTTCCTTCATAACTACTGCACCTGCTCCTTGGAACAAAGCATTGAGTGCCTTGTGTGGACTCAAGACTTTGATTTGCCTTCCATCGAGTCCCTTAAGATAACCCTTTCTACTAGCTCTGTCAACTCGTGCTCGTAGATTTTTAAGTGCTGGCGTATTACTAAGGAAGCGTTCTTTAAGTTTTCCACCAGTGCTTTTATTTCCGCCAGCGATAGATCCGATCTTCGCGTCTCCTGCTCCATAGAGAAAAGCGTAGATAAAAGTTTTTGCTTGATCTCTTGATTCCAATCCCGCAGCTCGTTGATTTGCTGAGTGTATATCTCCGTTGAGAACTTCATGTGTATACTCCTCGTCATTCATATAGTGAGCAAGCATTCTAAGTTCAAGCCCTGCTGCATCACACCCCACTAACTTATAACCTTTAGGTACAGTCCAACAACTTCTACAGTCCTCACCATAAGGAGAGTATGACGCTGGCACTTGTGCTACATTAGGACTAGAGTGCGTCATTCGCCCTGTAACAGCACCAATAGGATTCACATACCCATGTACCCTACCATCATCTTTAACAGCCTCCAGCCACGATTGAACCTGTGCTATGCGTTTACTTACCAACAGGTACTCAGCAATTAAAGAAGCTTCAGGTATTCCTTTGACATTCTCAAGTACCTTCTCGTCTACAATTGGACTACCTTTCTCTGTGAATTTCTTAGGTTTCCAACCAAAGTATTGTAGATGTCTAGCAATCTGTTGTCTACTACCTAAGTTAAAAACAGGCCAATCAACACGACATAAACTACCACCAACAGTAGTCCAACCATCCCCAAGAAACTTAAGGCCCACAACAGAGAGTGTTCCATCTTTCTTAATCTTGGGTACAATTTCCTTACCCTCTTTGGCAAGAGGTACAAAAGTTTTGTGTACATTTTCTTCAAGTTCAAGTTTCTTCTCCTTAAGTTTAGCTAGCAATAGGTAGGCTTTCTCTTGATCCAAAAGCCATCCATTGTTTATTTGCTTACTGATGATTCCTTGTACTTTATGCTCAAGTTCAATAGCTTTATTTCCAAACGCACTAACTTCCTTTGAAACTCTTGAGTATACTTGTGAAGTAACTTCAACATCTTGTTTGCAATACTCAACCATTTCAGGCGTAAGTTTAGACCAATCATTATAGTCTCCCTTGTAATCTCCTAGTCTGATACCCCACTCTTTAAGGCTATGTCCTCCCTCTCTTTGAGGATCTGCTAGTCTACTAAGGACTAGGGTATCTGTTAGTTTGTAGGGTGAGAAGTCTATACCTAAGAGGTTCTCAAGTACAGGAATATCAAACCCAATAATGTTATGACCAATGATCTCAGTTACAGTTGATCGTTGTAGGTAATCATGAAAAAGAGCGACACCATCACCAGTAAAATCAAGAATACTTCCATCGTTATCAATCTCCTTTACTACTATCACCCAGATCTGAGTAGCTTTCAGTCCGTCTGTCTCTATATCCAATATGATTCTGTTCATAGTAATGCCTTGCTCTGTGGCAGGTAGGGCATAAGAGAACACAATGCTCCACTACCTCATCCCTTACCTTCTCCCATTTCCATTCATACACCTTATTCAATTTAGGTCTACCACTAATCTCTCTAGGTATCTTGTGGTGGAACTCAAGTACCTCCCATATATCATCCCACCCACAGTCACAACACTTGTCACCAAAGAGAGCCTTTGCTGCATTTTTATGTAGATGTTTACGCTTCATCCTTGCATTAGAATTCCTCATCAGGATCAGTCCTAGTCTCAGGGTTATCAGTCTCAACCATACGACCAGTAGTGCTATCATAATACAGGTAACAAGCTGGCCCTGTCAACCCACTAAAGCGATTCTTTAGTACCCTTACAGTAGTAGTGTTTCTAATCTCCTCATCGTCATGCTGTTGGTTACGTTCAAGTCCAATCACCATGTCACTGAGCTGTGCAATACTGGCACTACCTCTAAGTTCTGCCAAAGAAATCTGACCACCATCTTCATGTGCTTTGCCTTGAGGTCTACGCAAGTGTGACACCAAGAACAAACCTACTCCTGTCTCCTGTACCAGTTGTCGTAGCTTAGTCATGATACTATCAATAGCCTTACGTTCATCAGCTACCTCTTGGTCACTCACTACAATACTTAGATGATCCAAGATGATCCACTTACAGTCCATACCTTTAGCCAAGTAACGTACCCGTGAGAGTAAGTTATCTTCTGATGTACTACCAAAGTGGTCATAGAAGTAGTAGCGTCCAAGCCCCATTGTAGCTTCCCAATACTTCTTCTTATCCTCTAAGGATACCACAGTGTCAGGAAGATGTAAAGGTTTATTAGCCTCAATACTCATAACACCAAGGGCGCTGCGCTTCACACTCTCCTCTAATGCAAGTACCCCAATGTTATCATTAGTTCTCTTAAGCAAATGATACTCAAGTTCTCTAATGATCTGAGACTTACCCATACCACTACCACTTGTGATTGTAACTAACTCACCTTCTCTAAATCCATAGGTTAAAGTATTCATACAGTCCCAAGGGTAGGGAATACTAGGTACTTCTTTATCCTCAATGATCTCCTGCCATGTGTCAAGACCACTAACAATACCATCAGGTCGATAAACCTTAGAGTCCCACCAAGCCTTGACAAACTCCTGTACTCTACCTTCCTTCAACATCTCCCCTGCATCTTTCAAAGGTAGCTTACATACCTTAACTTTATTAGGGGAGAACAAATCGAGAACACTATTGGTAGCTTTCTTACCTACATCGTCGTTATCAAAGCAGACAACTACGCTATCAAATGTCTCTAAGAATTCTAAGGAGTTCTTAATATCTTTAGCTGCACTGTTAGCTCCATTCCTAATGGAAACCACAGGCCATTTGTTGTCAAACATCTCACTTACTGCAAGGGCATCGGCTTCACCTTCTGTAATTGTGATAGCTTTACCACCTTGAGTAAACAAATGTTCACCAAAGAGTCCTACGTTATCTCCTGTTCCTGTATAGTAGAACTTCTTACCTTCTACTTCTCTTACCTTAGCACCTACAGTTTCCCTAGTGTCTCTGTCAGCATAAGGGTAATGATGCTTAGAAATACTACCATTGCTATTGTATTCAAGAGTTACTCCAAACTTTTCACAAGTTGTCTGACTAATCCTGCGATCAGTGATAGCACCATGTACTCCATTCATTTCCATTTCTCTCTTCTTACTTTTAATTTCAATTACAGTACCATCACCATGCTCATAGTAGTTACAATCTGGGGAGAAGCAAACAGCATGACCGTCACTATACCTCCCCAGATTATCTTTACTTCCACATGACGGACACTTCTCATGTCTAACAAATGTGGAATCATTCACTACTAGAAGTCCTCGTCCAGTTCCATACCAGCCTTAGCTTCAATGACTCGAACAGCATTGAGGTAGGTAGCAGTACCGTGTACAGGGTGTGACATACCTTCCTTCCATGCTACCTTGATCTTGGAGCCTCGACCTACACTACCATCAAATGGTTCATCGTTGACATCAACAATATTGATAGGGAACTTAGAACTAAACTTACGTTGCTGCTTACCCTCATAGGTACGAAGCTTGACTCCTGCATCTGCTAGTTTCTTAGCTTCCTCGTCGTCCACAGTTACAGTTACAGTGTACTTACCTGTATCCTGACCATTGTAGATCTCATGCTGACGAAGATTCTCAAATGCTACTTCACCTGTTGTTACTGACATATATCATTTCTCCTATTATTAAATTTACTTTAGACTACTTAAGTATACTTAAGAATACTTTAAGGTATTACTATATAGTTACTCTTAAAATGTTCCTTTGTATACTATATATTATACCATAGTGATGATTGTTGTCAACCAATATTTTCATCAAAAGGTATAAATTCTTCACTCTCATAGTAGAGATCAACGTCACTGCCCCATTCACTAATAGCTGCATTAGATTCTTTATGACAATTACCACACAGATCTAAGTAATCTCCTGTGGTTGGGTCAACTTTCTTAATCTCAAATTCATTCAACAATTTGTCGCAGGCTTTACATCTCATCCTCAGTACCCTCCAGTTCTAAGATTCTATTAGACAACAGCTTAATATGTTTGTCAACCAAAGGGTGAACTCCATCCACTCCTTCAACCCCTTCTGTATACCCAGCTATGTAGGTCATAACGTTAATTATACCTAATGCTTCTTTCTTTTTCATCGCAATATAATCACTCATCTTTCTCTTCCTTTGTATTACAATCATTTATAAAAAGATCATACTCTTTAATAGATAGAAGTTCACTATGTACCCATTTAGTAGTATCTACATAAACAAGTTCTTTCTTTACTTCCTCTTCCTTCCTTTCCTCAGTCTTCCAAAACTCAGGCCATAGTCTCTTCTTATACCTATGTGTATACGTTACCTCTGTCAACTCTTGTTTAGGTTTACCTTCTATTTCTAAATATAGATCAGACTTCCCATTACTCTGTCTAATAATCTTCCACTTACCTGTCAAATGAACTTGAGTGTGATGGGAAGATCCATACAAGTAACTTTCTTTTAATACCTCTACCTTTTTCATACCTCTCAGACTCCCTCAATGGCTCTCTCAGTAGACTTCTCTATGTACCCTATACCCTAGCCTACCTATAGAACACATTATCATACCTGTCTAGTAGCATAGACTCTGGCAAGTTATAGTAATGTTCCTTTAAGTGAGTCACTGCTGTATCTCTAATAGCTTTAAGTGTCATATTCTCTACCTCAAACTCAGCAATCTCGAATGCCATTTGTTCTGGTGACAAGTCATTCATAAAACCTATGTCTGGATCAGGCAAACCAATGTCGATCATTGATTGTTTTAATTTACCCATTGTCAATCTCCTTTTTAAAAACATTAGGACATTCTACCATTAGCTTTTCTTGAATGTCAAGTGCTACTTCTCTAATTTCTTGTTGTGCTGCTTTTGTACTCCTAAGTTTAATGAAGTCTTTCCATGCTTGCAAGTTACCTGTGACAATAAGTTCTGTAGTGGTAGCATTAGGGAGTACAGCTCTTGAGTCCTCCTTCTTCATTCCTAATTCAATCAATCTATTGTATGCTATAGAAGCATCTTCCATCGCAGTTCTAAAGGTAATCATCTCATCGACGTTATTAAAGACTGGTTCTACATACTCAAAACCTCCCTCACTACAGTACCGTTGACTACGCTGTAGAAAAACTAGGTGCTTACTACGTACAAATTGGTGGGAGCAAGCCCTACTAATACCGCTCACCTTAAAGGTAGCATGAGCGAACCTAAGTGTAGCAAGGTGCTTGACTTTCATTAAGTGTTTGATTCTCCTATTGTTAGCCTCTTCTGATGTATCACTATCGTAACATATAGCTGCATAAGAAGCAATCTTTTGTTCTGCGTTTGGTGTAATGTCAAGTAGTTCTATGGTTGCTTTAGTCATCACTCTTCCCTCAACTCATCAGCCACCCTAGCTTTATGCTCAGCTAACTGTTTAATCATTGTGTGTAAATGTGCCCCCTTAGTAGGGCCAATCACCTTTGCCAGTTCTCGTTCAATACAGTTAGCACAGACACCACCACCTCTGGCTGAGTGTTCTTCACATCGACTACAGGTAGAGAAGGTATTCACGCTGTCTGGGTATTGATAATGGAGATCACGTAGTAAGCTGTAGTATTTATCGACTTTTGATCTAGGCATCACTCTTCTCCTGTCCGCGAATCATATTCATTAGGTTTTGCCTGTCACTCGCCGGTTATGTCGGCGTTATGCATATCAACCAAGGAACCCGCACTTCACCAGTGTTTCGTATTCATTGGCCACATCGGGATGGAAGTAAGTTCTATTCCGAAACCTCAGTGCGTCCAATTTGTC